CTGTGCTCTTCCCGGCCATGTTGAGTGAGCGTAAACCCTTGGTCAAAGATATCCGTATCTCGAGCGTAGTTATCTCGAACGTAGTTTACAGCTTCCCATAAAGATTCTGGTGGCCTTGTTGACATCTGCTTACACCTCTGAATTAAGTTACTTATTGATTACCGTATTGGCAGAGCCATTATACCACACTTCAATAGTGAATAGCCAGGATGATCTAAGGGCTAGCCTGGGGCCTATAGTAGTGGTGTGAACCCTATGTGCATGAATATTGTATGGGACTGCGATCTATGGCATAATACCCTAGCTGGTACTTTATCAGCATCACACAGGTAAAGACGATGACAAACGAACAACGTACCAACGCGATAAGGAAGGTGAAAGCCTGCCTTGCGCACGCAGACTCGGAGCGTAACGCAAACGAAAACGAACGCGCTACTGCTCTGAGACAGGCCAATGCACTCATGGAAAAGTTTAGCATTGGCATCATTGACCTCGGTGACACAGACGAGCTCGGCGCCGTTGGCGAGGGCAAAATCAGTGTCGGCGCCAAGCCCTGGAAGGCGGATACGGTCAACGCAGTAGCCGCCCTCTACGGGTGCAAGGTCCTGTACGGATTCGGCAACGCCTACATCTACGGAAGGGACCACTACCGGCATGTGGTGGAAGATATGGCTGGCTTCGTAATGGGCAGCATTGAAAAGGAAGCCAAGGCTAAGAAGGGCGATAAGACCTTCAAAACCAGCTTCAGAATGGGGTGTGCTCAGGGCGTCTGGGGACAAGTCAATGCCATCCTTGCAGAGCGTGCTAAGGCTCACGACGGTATCAGTGCATCCAAGGCTCTGGTGCTTGTGGACCATTTCAAGCAGGAAATGTCCCTTGCCGATGACTACATTGCCGAGCATGTTGGCAAGGTCGGAAAGGGCAACGCCCGCAAGATAAAGGATGCCAACGCTTTCCTCGCCGGCAAGGATTATGGGAGCACCATCAACTTGTCTGACCAGCTTGGCGATGCCTCCCCCAAGGGCCGGCTCACATGATAACCGTCAAGCCATGCAGTGGATGTGGGAATTATCCCACATTCTGTACCTGTGGGGGTGGGATCCCACAGGTGTATGCTCCGTGTATCAGCGCATTCTTTAACCAGCACGAAGCTAAGCTCATCAACATAAGCGAAGGCCCACAAGGGGAGGACGTCGCCACGTACACATGTCCTCACTGCCACGGCATTCACGATAGTCGAGTAATCCGAAATGGATGAGGACGCAGCCAACTTAATCCAAGCCCTTAGCGAGGAGCTTGAGTATTACATTGCCAGTGATGAACCAGGCATTGCCCTGGACTCCACTGATGCAGAACGTTTAGTCACAGAGGCTCAACAAGTTGTTTATGATCACGAGTGCTCCAAGGTGGACCTAGTGGATGGCAGACCCAAGCCCACTGTCCTCAGGGGGTACATCTAATGCTCTGGGCAATGAATGGTCTGGGCCTAGTCGCCATAGGTCTTATCGTAGGTGGGGTCGTGCTGGCTATCCTGAGCCGGCCCCTTGTCAAACTCTGGTACTGGCTGGAGGAAATAACAGATGAAGAAGGTTAGCTGGATACTCGCCCTGTATCTGACCGTCGTGATTGACGTTAGTGGGCAGGGCTTCACATACATCACGATGGGTCCCAACGGGGAAACTCTGGTGTGTACTCCGCTCCAAGGGGGTGGATCATATTGCGTGGTGCAGCCATGAATAACGCACGTGACATCTACATAACTTCTGCCCAGGGTAAGAGCCTTACCGAGCAGATGGCAAAGGTTAGTCCAGACATTAAGCTGGGTGAATTTCTAACGGCCCTTGCGAAAACTAACGAACGCTCGCTCAAGCTTGGCAGGTGTTACATCAGATGTAACACAAAACACGACCCACCCCTCGGTGACATGATACTTAGGGTGGAATTTGAGGGTCTTGACGCTGATATTGAGTCCTTCTGCAAGGATTTGTTGCATCTGATTACGTCAACTGATGTAACAGGTGGTTAGATGTAACACAATGAGTTCCGCGCGTAACCCCTTGTAAGAGCTGGGGATTTTACCGATTTGTTACATCTGTTACATCTGTTACATCTTAATATTAAATAAGTGTCTATTGAAATATAGTGTACTAATCAGCTCTATATAGGTGGTAAATACTCTGCAATGGTAATCCGATGTAACTGATGCAACAGATGTAACAAGTGTTGTTGACAAGGACGTCCCCAGCTCCTTAAAAACCCGCCCGTTGCGAGAACGACGTCCATAAATTAAAACGTCGAGCGGTCTGAGATAACGGATCAAACTGTCATGATCTAGATCTGCTCAAACGCTAATAGTTCAGGATCGGGATCGCGATCCGCGGCTCCGCCGTCTAGTAATTAAAGTTGTTTTCCTGGGCAAATAAAAATCGGGGCCATCCTTGGCCCCATGTTCCGCCTTACTTGGCCCAGTTCACCCAGCCCTGCTTCAGCGCGTAGCCCACGAATTTACCGCCATCGCCGGCAGTAATGTAATCGTGCTTGTGGGCAATTTCGGCGTAGGTCCGTCCAGCCTTTATCGCTGTGCACATCTGCGCATACTGGTCAATGGTATGCTCCACGCGTCCCTTAAACTCCTTGCAGCCGTCCAGGGTCAGCATACGCTTATCCACAGGCTTTTCGGCTTTGGTGTTTTCGGTGGTGGTGGTCTTTTCTGCTTGCTTAGCCATTTTAGTATTCCTCTGTGTAAAGGTTTAACGTGTTTTCCGCGCGCCCTACCCTTGGCGACCAGCCACCCCTGTGACCCGACCCGCTGCGGTAGGTACCGCTTGTGTGGAGCGTGGATGGGGAAAGGCCCCCAACCCAAACTATAATAAGATTCTACCATAGTGCTACAAGAAGTGCAAGCACTTTCGCAGTATAAAAACTAATGCGAAATCCCCCCAATGTTGGCACGAGACTTGCATACCCAATCGCCCAGGTTTGTAGTAATCTAAGTTGTACAACTCCAGGTTGTTATCCTGCCAAGCAATACAACTCCAGGTTGTACAACTCCAGGTTGTATGCCCCCACCCCGATACAACCTAAAGTTGTGACGGAAGACCGGGGGGGTATGAACCCCAACCAAAACTTTTTTCCCACTACCCGACATCCACACATGGAGACGAAATTCAAGACATTCAGGGATTGCATATCCCCGCGTATGCGCGTATAAAGGAGTGTATGCCGTCGAAGTCCAATAAGCAGCGGAAATTCATGCGTGCAGCGGCTCACGATCCCAAATTTGCGAAACGCAATGAGATTCCTCAGGGCGTAGCGCGAGATTTCGTCAATGAAGACGCCAAACGCAGACAGCGTCTCGTCGCACAAGAGGTGAGAAAGTAAGATGCCCAGCAAAATCAACCCGTATGCCGAAAATAGCACCGGAGCAGCGATGGAGGCTTGTTACAACTCCTGCCAGACTTGTAAGTTCTCCATGGACCATCACATGATGCTCCAATGCTGTCATCCGAAGCGTGGCAAGACTATGGCGTACGACATCAACGCCTGCCGCTCCATGGATGAGAAGTACGAGAATGGCTTCATGCTGCAAGAGCAGAGTAACTACTGCGTGGAGACGAGTTGGTGGTGCAAGGAGTTCAGTGCCCAGGACATCGACAACGACCCCAGTGACTATGGTGGAGGCAACAAAGCAGCGAGTGAGCGCTATATTAAACGAATGCGTGAGCAAGCAGGGCCAGAGCCGAAGGAGACAGAGGGAGACCGTAGAGAGCGTCTTCGCAAAAAGAAAGGCCCCAACCCGAAATATGGCGGTGGATCCGTAGGAGGCGCAGCGGCAGGCGGAGGCACTTAGTGACCGACATAGCCAACTGGAGTATGCACGTCAACGGGACGAGAGCCCAAATCGCTACCTCTGACGAGCGTAACAATCCAGGAATACGTATTGCGAGCTTGCGGCGAAGACGGCGCAAAGGATACGACGATATACCGGGCAACCCCAGAGACAAGGCACGTAGAGATGTTACTCGTGGACACCGTGCGAGCCGTGGCCGCGGAAGACCTCCAGGACCACCAGGACCGCCCTAATGCCAGAAGAAATTAAAATAGTAGAGACGATGTCCACTGAGCAGTATGAAGCTCAGCAGGCATTGGAGAGTAAGCTCAACGACATTGCCACGGCTTCTACACAGTACGGTGGAGGCAAGCTACTCAAGTTCACGCGCTCTACCAAAGTAACTCGGGCAGATGTAGTTGAGTCTTTTACCAACGCTTTCCAGATGATAGGGGGAGTTGATAGACTTGCGCTGTGGGCTGACCAGAACCCAGGCGATTTCTACAAACTGTTCGGCAAACTGATGCCCCCCGCTGCGAGCGACTTACTGGACGGCCAGCGTGAGTTCGTGGTGAGGCACATCCTCCCGCCCCCTGAAATGGATACGAACCCACGCCAGACTCAGCGCACGCTGGAAGCGGAGTACACTGAGATAGATGCCTGAAGTAACAGTCCCTTATGAACCACGACCACAATTCATGCCACTCCACCTGCGAAAGCAGAGATGGGCGGTCGTGGTGGCGCATAGGCGAGCTGGTAAGACGGTGGCTACCCTCAATGACCTCGTGTCCATGGCGCTCTATACTGACAAGGAGCGAGCCAGGTATGCGTACATCGCTCCATTCTACAGCCAAGCGAAGCAGATCGCTTGGGATTATCTGGTCCACTACTGCCGCGATGTTTCTGTCAAGGTTAGTATTTCAAGTCTTTCTATTGATTTATTTAACGGTGCTCGTATCACTCTATACGGTGCTGATAATCCTGACGCACTTCGCGGGGTTTACTTTGACGGCGTTGTCATTGACGAGTATGGCGACTGCAAGCCTTCGCTATGGACTGAGATTATCCGTCCGACTTTGGCAGACAGACGTGGGTGGGCTACCTTCATTGGAACTCCGAATGGGCTGAACCATTTCTACGACATTTGGGAGTTTGCCAAGGCGCATCCAAACGAATGGTTCACTTTACAACTGCCACAGAGCGAAACAGGCATTCTCGACCAAGACGAGGTCGAAGAAATGCGGACCATGATGGAGGAAGATGAGTTTGAGCAAGAAATTGAATGCTCGTTCATGGCCGCGACTCGAGGTGCGTTCTACAGCAATGAACTCAAGAAGGCACAGATTGGCTCTTACCCGGTTGACCCCAGCCGAAAATCGAACTACGTTTTTGACCTTGGCTACACGGATTCTACAGCAATATGGCGATGGACGGAATACCCGGACGCCATTGAAATAAACTTGACTTATGAACAGGATAACAGGTCGATACAGTATTATATTGATTGGCTCCACTCTCAGCGGGAAGCCGGTCTTACGATTGGAGATGTGTGGTTGCCTTTCGACGCTAAGGCCAAGACCCTCCAAACTGGTAGAAGTATCGTGGAACAATTCCTCAGTGGTGGGATACGGCCTAAGATTGTCCCGAAACTCGATTTGCTGGACGGAATTCAAGCAGCCAGAATGCTTTTTCCAACCCTGTACTTTGACGAACAGGGCTGCAAAGATGGACTATTGGCGCTCCGTAGCTACCGGCGCATCTGGAATCCCGAGCGCAGCGAGTATGGAGCCAAGCCCGTCCACGATTGGTCCAGCAACTATGCGGATTCCTTTAGGTACCTCTGTCTTGTCGCTAAAACCAAAGAAGACAACCTCCCTGGAGAGCCAAGGCCATTTGCACGAGAAATCAACTATGGCTTCTGCTTGGATGACCTCTGGAAGACAAGAGAAGAGCATGATGGGTGGCACTGATGGCTAAGTCGCTCAAAAACCTCATAGCTCCTACGCCTCTGTGGTGTGCTGAAATCACGAACAGACTAAAGCGTTTAGAGGACATTGTGTCATTTCTGGGGGGTGCCAGTTTCGTATTCGATAATAATACAAGTTCTGGCGACCCAGGTCCAGGTAGATTTCGTCTGGACAATAGCGTAAAAGCCTTGTCAGTCGCTGCTTTTGTGAGTAACATTACCGAGGGCGGCATAGATGTTGATGACATCTACGACGGAGTAGATCCTGGTGATCAAATGATTTTTGCACAAGAAAATGATCCTAGTCGCAATTTGCACGTGACCATCACTGCTGTGGCAGATAATGGAACGTGGCACAAATTTGATTATAATGTCGACGCGTCCAACGGAGCAGAATTCCAAAATAACCGCAGTTGCTCAATCTCCATAATTAGGAACTGACATGGCTAACGAAATGATGTACGCTCAGGCCCTCCGGCAGGACCCTACTCCTCAACCCTCAATGTTGGGCACAGGATCAGCGGCTTCGGCTGCACAGGACATCAAGGATAGAGGCTACAAGCTACATGTCGCCGAATCTGAGGCGCTGGGTGAGACGCCCCAAACTTACGAAGCGTGGAAGGCGGGCCAGTAAATGTCCACTACAGAAACCAGTTCGAGAGAAATGGGACAATCGCCTGTTGAACCTCGGGTAAATGATGACAAAAACCCCGATATACAAGGCGAACTTCTTGGTGTTCCCAAGTACGATATTCAGTACTGGAAAGACCAGATAAATTTAGCCAGTAAGGAGTTACAGAAGTTCCATGAGCGTGGGCGTAAGACTCAGCGACGCTACCTCGATGACCGTGAAGCCAATGACGAGCAAAGCAGAAAATTCAACCTTTTCTGGGCTAACACGGGAGTCCTTCGGGCTGCTCTATATGCTAACCCACCCTCACCCACCGTTAAGCGCGAGTGGGACGATTTCAATGACGACGTGGGCCGAGTGGCAGCGGAAATCCTGGAACGACTACTCAAACTTGGACTCCAGCGCCCAAGAGGCGATATGGACGTCGCCTTCTCCTACGCTACCGAAGACCGCTTAATTCCCGGGCTTGGGCAGGTCTGGCTGAGGTACGACGTACAGACACAGACTAAGCAGATTCCCAACACGCCCATAGAATACGAGCAAATTACGGACGAAGAGGCCATAACGGACTACATCTATTGGGAAGACTTCCTGTGGTCTCCGTGCCGTATTTGGGAAGAGTGTCGGTGGGTTGCGCGTCAGGCGCACATGACTAAAGAGCGAGCAGTTGCACGTTTTGGCGAAGAGGTTGCCAATCGGCTAACCTACAGCGATAAGTTTGAGAATGTGGACCGAGTGGGCGCACAGGACAATACCCCTGTTCGCCGCCCTGAGGCCACGTCCAGCGTGTGGGAGATTTGGAACAAAACCACCAGGACTGTCTACTGGGTTTCCACCACTGATGTAGATCGCGTACTGGATAAGAAAGAAGACCCACTTGGTTTGGAAGGGTTCTTCCCTTGCCCGAAGCCGCTCCTTGCTACTCACAGCACGAGCAACATGACTCCGCGGCCGGATTACTACATGACCAAGGATCAGTATGAAGAAATTGACACGCTTAACACGCGAATCAACTGGCTTGTCAAAGCCTGCAAAGCTGCCGGAGTCTACGACAAGTCAGCAGAGGGCATCCAGCGCCTCTTCCAACAGGGCACCGAAAACTCGCTCATACCCGTTGATAACTGGGCTATGTTTGCAGAAAGGGGTGGTGTTCAGGGACAAATTGACTGGATACCTATTGAGCAGATTGCAGCGGTAATCACCATTCTTACTGCGAAACAGGGTGAAATGGTCCAGCAACTTTACGAGTTGACTGGTATCTCCGACATCATGCGTGGGAATACCGAAGCACGAGAGACCCTCGGTGCCCAGCAACTCAAGGCTCAGTACGGTAGTGTCCGGCTCCAGTATATCCAGGGCACCATCGCTGAGTTTGTCACAGAGGCTATGCGTATCAAGGCCGACATTATCTCCAAGCACTTTCAACCGGAGACGATTATTAAGAAAAGCCTTATACAGATGATTCCGCAGGTTGACCACCCGCTTATTCAGCCTGCTATCCAGCTTCTTAAGAATACGCCCGTCGCAGCCTACCACCTGGAGATAGAAGCGGACACCATGTCCATTCCGGACTATGCTGTGGAAAAACAGAGCCGGCTGGACTACATCACGGCTATGGGGCAACTTATCAGCCAGAGCTGGCAGGCTATTGAGGCTGCGCCAGAGATGGCCCCCCTCGTGCTACAGACTCTCCAGTGGGGTGCGGCTGGGTTTAAGAACGGCAGGTACCTGGAAGGTGTGCTGGATCAGGCTGTGGACCAGGCCATGAAGATGATGCAGAAGAAGCAGCAAGAGCCGCCTCCGCCTGACCCCGCAGTCATTGAGGCGCAGGCTGACGCGAAGCGTAAGGACCAGGAAGCCCAACAGGATGCGATGATTAAGGCGCGAGATGCCAACGCTGAGGTGCAACAGGGCAACATGGAGACGCAGAATGAAATCCAGCAGGATAATCTGGATGCTGCTAATGAGCGCCGTCTTGCTTGGCTCAAGGGGCACACTGACGCTGAAATCGCGCGCATGGTAGCGAGGGCTAGGACTGATGCGTAGGCGTTGGATTCAGAAAATTGACCCGGAAACTGGTAAAGGTCGGCTCGTTGAGGTACCCCTTAACCACTTCACGCCCCGACGTAGTCTCTCGGACACCGATGCACTTATTAGTGATAGACACTATGACGGGATGCGTGCAACGGACGGCGCTGATATCTCCACACGTGCGAAGCACAGAGAGTACATGCGCCGCAACGACCTCACTACCATCGACGACTTTAAGCAAGAATGGGCCGACGCCCCGCGTAAACGAGAACTAGCAGCTAAAAAAGGTACGCGGGAGTCTATTGAAAGAGCAATCCACCACCTAGAAGGACCAACGTAATGGGCGAGTCACTTAAAGAAAGTTTGGAGGCCGCGTTTGATGAAGATCCCAGCACTCCTGAACCCAGTCCGGTGGTGGACGAGTCTCCGCCAGTGGTGGACGAACCTGTGGTGGACGACCCCAAGCCCGCCGAAGAAGCCCCTGCCACAGAAGAGCCAGCACCCGGCGATGACCGCACCGCTATCGAAGCCTCAGCCAAAGGCGAAGGCGAAGACAAAGGCGAAGGCAAAGAAGGGGAAGAAGTTCCAGCTACCACCCCAGGATTAAGGCCTCCTTCTAGCTGGAAGCCCTCAATGCGGGATAAGTTCCTCACGTTGCCAGAGGATGTGCAACGTGAGGTTCTGCGGCGTGAGGTTGATATCTCCAAGGGTATGGAGATAGCCGCAGAGTCTCGTAAGTTCAAACAAGAATTCGACACGCACGTAGCTCCCTATGCGGCTGAGATCGCCAGCAGGGGAGTTACGGCGATGGACGCCTTCGACAATTATCTTAAGACTGCGTATGCTCTGCGCCACGCCCCTGCTCAGGAAAAGGCCGCTCTTGTAGCTGGCATGATTCAACAGTACGGTGTAGACATTGGTGCGTTAGACCAAGTTCTTACTAACCAGATTGAGAATCCCGGTGCTCCTGGTGGTGGAAATGGAGTAGACCCGAATGTCGCCGCAGCGGTGACCCAGGCCCTCCAGCCCTACCAGCAGATGTTCAGCAGCATACAGCAGCGAGAGATACGCTCTGCTGAGCAAACGCAGACGGACGTTACCTCTGAAATTGCAACGTTCAAGGCTGACGATGCAAATGAATTCTTTGAAGATGTTAAGGTCGAGATGGGCAATTTCTTGGAAGCCGCAGCAATGCGGAGCCAACCTATGACTTTACAAGATGCCTACGACCGTGCTATATTATTACGACCAGAACTAGCTGAGATCGTTGCCCAACGCAAGCTTCAAACGCAGGCGGAAGCAAAGACCTCAGCGGCGGCGGCAGCAAAGGCGAAGGCAGTAGGGATTACGGGCTCGTCACCCGACACAGGTTCGGGACGAGCACCAGCCCAAAGTCTGCGCGGAGCCATCGAAGCTGCCATCGATTCTACTGATATGTAGTCTCCCAGTTCGGGGAGACCCTAGAGCATAGACGGCCCACTTGTCGTCGCCCACTAGGGGAAAGCCGAGCAGGTTTTTAGGTTCATCCTATGGAGATTACAAATGGCATTCCCAAACGTATCCGACATCGTCACTACGACTATTGAAAGTCGTACGCGACAAATCGCGGATAACGTAACCAAGAACAACGCGCTACTCGCGCGTCTCGAGCAGAGGGGCAACGTGAAGCCCTTCGGCGGCGGTTCCGTTATCTATCAGGAGCTGAGCTTCGCCGAGAACGGCAACGCCGGTTGGTATTCGGGATACGACCTCCTGCCGGTGGCAGCGCAGGACGTGATTTCGGCAGCCGAGTACGCGATCAAGCAGCTTGCCTGCCCGGTCGTGATGTCCGGTCTCGAGATGCTCCAAAACAATGGCCGCGAGCGTATGATCGACCTGATGGAAGGTCGTATCAGCGTGGCCGAGTCCACGATGGCAAACGTCCTGGCGGACGGCGTCTATTCGGACGGCACCGGCGACGGTGGTAAGGAAATCGGTGGCCTCGATATCGCCATACCTACGGATCCCACCGTGGGCACCTATGGCGGAATCGACCGCGCTGCGTTCCCGTTCTGGCGCTCCCAGGCATTTGACTCCGCCAGCATCAACGGTGGTGCCCTCACAGCGGCCAACGTCCAGAACCTCATGAATGAGGCATGGGCGAGCCTCGTGCGTGGCAGCGACCGGCCCGACCTCATCCCCATGGACTCGACGTTCTGGAACTACTACGTTTCCAGCTTGCAGAGCCTTCAGCGCTTCAACGGCACTGAAGTCGGCAAACTGGGGTTCCCGACCATCAAGTACATGGATGCGGACTGCGTGCTGGACGGCGGCATCGGCGGGTTCTGCCCAGCCGAGACAGCGTTTATGATGAACACCAAGTACATCTTCCTGCGGCCTCACCGCGACAGGAACATGGTGCCCTTGATGCCCAGCAAACGCTACGCCATCAACCAGGACGCCGAAGTCCAGATCCTCGGCTGGGCCGGAAATCTCACTACCTCCGGTTCCGAGTTCCAGGGTCGTCTCTTCGACACAACCTAACAACTCAGGTGGTGGGTTGCTTCGGGCGGGGTAGATCCCCCGCCCATCTTTTCAGGCTCAGGAGAGTAAACTATGACTTTTCCAACTGCACGAGCCGGTTCCTTTATCGACCCCGACCCCTCACAGACCAACGACAATGCTGTGGATGACAATGGGGGTGGAGCGTGCGTAGGAATTGGCATTGGTTCCAAGCAAATTTGGGACCCTTCGGATTTGAGGGGCGGCTACCCTCAACCTTGGTCCACGCCTAATGACCTCACGAACCTCCAGCGCCGTATCGGCGAGGATGGTGCCGCAGTCGGCGGCCCCTCCATTGAGGGACAAGACGTGGAGTTTCAGCCTAACGAAATGGAGTTTGTCACAGCCGACGCACAGATTGCGCCGAATGCGATAGTGACTCCGGGCACAGGACTTAACCGAACCGGTCAAACGATCGAGGCTGGGCAGTCTGTCTGGGCCGTCATTCCGTAACATGGCTCGCGTAACCCGAGAAATCGGTCGTGTCGTCAAAGGTGGCGACACGACCGTCTATTCTATAGTGTTTGATGACGCTGACGGCAGGATTGCGTCTCTCATTATGGTTGGCAATGCTAATGAAAGATCTATCATGGGCATTGGCGGTGGAGGGGCTTCTCGTACGGATGGTTTGAAAAATGACCCCACAGTGACTATAGACTTGCTTCCAGACAATATCTTCATGATTGACGATGGTGGTGTCTGGAAGAAGCCTGTTGGTCTTAAGACTGCTATTGAGATGTTTCACGAGCAAATGGCTCCTGCAGAGATTACTCGTAGGCGTGGAGGATTAAAGCCCGCCGAACCTATCCGCTTGCCTCCTAGAGTGATAACTCCGTGACTATAGGAATTGGGTCTACTACTGTCGGTGGTGACGAAGAAGTAGATGAAGTAACTGTATCTCACGAAACAGTCGCGGGTAAAGGCAGGCTCTTGATGGTCGGCCTTGCTTTCAATAATTCCGAGGATGAAGTAGCAACTGGCGTCACTTACGACGGAGTGGCTATGGACTTCGTTATTGCTGAGATGCGGGATAATGATTCTCGTGCTGAACAGTGGAGGATGTACGACCCTCCCGTGGGTACGTTTGATGTTGTCGCTACTTTGGATGCCGTATTAGAAGCTAACAATGGCTTCGTTGTTGCGGCTATAAATTTCACAGAGGTAAACTCCGCCGACCCATTGGGTGCTTCAGCTGCTGCAGAGGCTGAGACAGATTTTGCAGAGGTTACAGTAGCTTCGGCAGTTGGCGACATTGTCCTGGATACTTTTGCAGCTGAAGATATGGGCATACCCGGACCTCCGGGTGCTGGGCAGACCGAGCAATGGAATACTGCCGCTGGTAGCGGTACTCGAGAAGAGCACGCTGCTGGCAGTACGAAAGCCGGTGCCTCTCCTAACGTCACTATGGAGTGGGATATTGCTGACCCCGATAAGTGGGTGCTGCTTGCTACGTCTATTCAGCCATCAGTAGTTCCTACTGTAGATGCTGGTGGTCCGTATACCGGCGATGTTGATGTTCCCGAATTACTCGCTGCTACAGTGACTCCGGGCACTGACCCTGCTCCTACTTTCTTGTGGTCTATTGACTCTGGTCCTGGCGGCGGGGTGTTCACACCCAGTGCCACGGTTGAAGATCCTAGCTTTGAAGCTGATGCAGTTGGCACATACACACTGAGGCTTACAGTCTCTACTGTAGATGCGCCAGATGTATTTGACACGGCGAGCTTTGAGAGTGAAAGCGCCTTTACTGCCCCGATAGTAGACGCCGGTGGTCCGTACAATGGCGACTCTGGGCAAGCTACCGCTCTCAACGCTACGGTAACTCCGGGCAGTGACCCAACTCCTGCCCTGCTGTGGACGATTGATTCAGGCGGCGCTGGTACGTTCTTACCTAGTGCGATAGTAGAAGACCCCACATTCACACCTACATTCCCGACAGTAGGTCCGTATACGCTGCGGCTCACTGTTACGCCTAGTGATGGCCCTCCCGTCTTTGATACGGCTGCTTTTGAGAGTGACCCTGTAGAGCCGATAGTAGACGCTGGTGGTCCGTATTCAGGTACGGTTGACACCCCCATCGCTCTCAATGCTACGGTGACGCCGGGCACAGATCCTGCGCCTACGCTGTTGTGGACAATTGATTCAGGCCCAGGTACAGGAGATTTCCTACCTAGTGCTACGGTAGAAGATCCTACGTTTACTCCAGATCTTACTGGCACCTACACGCTCAGGCTTACTGCTACTTCTAGTGATACTGCGCCAGTTTTTGACACCGCCAGCCTCGATAGTCAGGGGTTCGTACCTGTTTCAGCACAGAGTGTTGTGGGGATAAAGACTGATAATTTAGGTCGTCCTGTTTGCGCCTTCCTGGGTATAGGTGACCCCCTCCCCGCTGGGGCAGTACATCTGGCTGGCGATGCTCTTGCCTTTGACGGCACCTTACTCGTAGCCATTGATGACGGGGCGGCTCCCCGTACTGTGGTCAATGGTCTGCCACACACGAATAACGGCATTCGCATTGTTATAGAGGCACCGGGGGATGTAAACCTCAATGGTTGGCGTCTAAGAAGTGAGCCCCTGGCTCAGTGCATCAATGATGGTGCTCCCGGAGTTCCTTTCTACAACAAAGGCTTCGCTATTGATGGCACAGGGCTGATGTTTGTAGTGGATGGTGGACCAGCGCCCACTCCTCCACCGGCTGAGTTTTTCCCGCCTGCTTTTTCAAATCTACAGCTTTGGTTTGATGTTCAGAGTAACGATGTAACCTTTGGTCCTCTTAGCACTATCAATGGAGTGATTTCGCTAGACGGCCAAAATGTTCGTGAAATGAATAGTAGAGGTACGGGTGCTGTAGCCATGATTCAAAATGGGGGTAATCCTCCAATAATGCGTGATGATGGTAGTGGCCCTAATGGAACAAGGTTCCTTGAACACATAGGGACAAATGTGCTGATTTCCAACCCAGACCCTTCATATACTGGCGGGTTGACAGGGTATGCGTTCTATGTTGTTTGTCGCGCCAATACAATTCCACTCTCAGCCGTGAATAGAGATGCCTATAAGTGGGTTCCCACTCTTCTCTGGGGGAATAATACGGGGAATGCTTGGCAAGTAGGGTTTGGATCAACCGCCAGAGTTACTCTTAAATCCATGGTTCTAAATCAGTGGGTCTATTTGTACGGCACGATTGATAACGCCACAGATGCTTATGTGGCTAAGGCTTCTGGAGTAGCACAAATATCTGGAACTTACAACACTTACAACAATCCTTTTGTGAATGCAGATGTGCAACTTGGCGAAAGCAGCATTGATGTAGTAGAGGCAGCATCTTATGACAGAGAGTTGACTTTACTGGAGTTGACTGACTTAGAAACTTATTTTAACGATAAGTTTGGATTGTAATGACTAAGTTCATTATAGTAGGTGCTCCAGGACCAGCTACGCTGCCTCCGCCATTTATCAGCGGTTTGCAGCATTGGTGGGACTTCACTGACGCCAGCCAGGTCTTTCAGGATGTAGGAGGCACAACGCCTTCTGGAGATACTGACCCTATTTTGCGTGTGAATAACAAGGGGTACGACGGACAGCCCCTCATTGACTCTGACTCAGACCTTACCTACACAGAGAATTTACTTCCGGGCATTAACGTCGGTTCCAATGCGGGTCTGCTCCCCCTGATAACTGTGCTGAATAATGCGTTATCTACAGACGGAATAACAGTTGTTCTTATCGTACGTAGCCAGGATAGTGTTACCTCCAATCCTCTAAAGTGGGAGTTTAGTGGAGACGTTTCACAAATTCAAGCTGACATAGATGGCTCTGGCAACTGGGAAATTCAGTTTGACTTAGCAGACGAAAGAGATACTTTCAAGTCAGTAGTTACGGACGAATTGCTGTCCGTTTACGGAGCCATCAAGGGTGGTTCTTTAGACTACAAGGCTTCTGGTGCTCCTCTACAATCTGGTTCTAGCGGCTACCCTGTCACTTCTGCAGGGCTTACGATCACGGTAGGAGACCTCACTGGTGATATTGCTGAAGTCTTAATTTATGATTTTAAGCTGAGTGTATCTCAACAGGCTGCACTGGACCAGCGAAACAACACCAAATACGATGGGTTGCCTGAGTTGATTCCTTCCGGGCCGGTGCCTCCTGCCGTTGGCAATCTTCTACATTGGGTTGATGCTGCTGACGCGGGAACTGTATGGGCAGACGCTGGGGGCACCATCCCCGCGACTAACGGTGTCACCGTTGAACGAATTGATAACAAGGGTAGTCGCGGTACGCCGTTCCTGAGAGTAGGGTTCGGCGGGGTTGAATACAAGACTGGCGTTCTCAACGGTCTGAACGTCATCGAATTCACGTCAATCAGCGGGCAGCTTTCTATCATTGGCGAGACGCCAGGGCTTCCCATCAGTACAACTGGCTGCACTCTGGCAATGGTCACGCGTCGCATTTCAGCAACTCCGCCCAGTGGTACTCAGATTCTATGGCGGTGGACGCCGTTCATCGGGGTGCCCGGTCCAGGCTTGCGCCTTGGTAACTTTTTCGCTGATTTAAAGAGCGTCATTGATGGGATACCGGACGAGGTATTTGTCGCTGTGGCGGCGGTCAATACATGGTACCTCATCTACATCTCGCTTGAGCCATCCGGCTCTACCAATGATGCGAAGTTCGGCAGCCCAGGTCCTGAGATAATAACTCCGTTCGGTGACCCCACTGATATACCTGACTTTGCAGATTTTCGCTGGAGTACCGGCAGCACGCCTATGGAACATGCAGAGGCATGGTTCTGGGACCGTCCGTTAACTTTAACTGAACGAGCGGATCTTGTCACTTACGCTAACACGAAGTATGGCGTTCTACCCCACTTATAAAAGGAAAATGAAATGAGCACACCACCTACAGTTATGGATTCCCGTTTCGTTGACGAGCCGAGCGCCACTGGTGCTCAACGTTTCCGACATGATGAGCGTTTATACGCTACATTCAACACCAAGCCGGTATTCGACCAGCATTCTTCCAACGAGAAGGGCAGGCCCATCTACTTGGACAGGGACTTCATTACTATCATTGTCCCTGGCGACAAGCATTCCGTAGTCATGCGGCAGGCCCGCCCTGTGGATATTCAGCGTTTCCCGAAACAGTACGAGGCTTTCAAGTCTGGCAAGGAAGAGCAGCAGCAGGGCACTCCCTTGGGACTCATGCCTTGGATTTCCCCAGGGCGCGTGGAGGAGTACAAGTTTTTCAAGATTGTCACGGTAGAGCAACTGGCGAATGCTTCCGACGAGGGCGGCAAGAATTTCATGGGTTTCCAGGCCGACAAAGTGAAGGCCAAGGAATACATGGACGCTGCTAATCGCGGCATAGGTGTCCAGGAAATGGAGGACGAGCTTGCCAAACGTGATTTAGAGCTAGCTGCGCTGAGGTCTCAGATGGATGAGCTCATGGCGGCTAAGGATGCTCAGAAAAGTGACGACGATGTAATCGGGATCACTGTGGAGGCATAATGCCCTTTCAAATCTTACGTGATGACACGCTAATCAATATCGCCAATCGGGCGCTTGCGGCTGTCGGTTTTCCAGCTCAGACTGATGTGGCGGGGTCTAACGACCCCGCCGTTCAGCAAATGGTGCAATCTGTGAACCAGGCAGGTACGGATCTGCTTGGTATGCACGATTGGCAGCAGATGTTGAAGACATTTGAGGTGTCCATTATTGCAGATTTCCCAGGGCAGAGCAGTAAGTTCGTAGACTTGCCCGAAGATTTCTTGATGTTTAAGGACCAGAGCCAATGGAACGTATCACAACAGCTCCCTATGATTGGCCCCGTTCTGTCACAGGATTGGCAGCGCGTCACCGTTCGGACAGCCGACTTTGTTACGAGGTTGCTCTGGCGTGTGAGAGACAACCAGTGGGAGATAAAGAGCCCACCGGAAGATTCACAAGATCTGAGCATGGAGTACATCAGCCAAGGCTACATACAAGATCAAGATGATGCCACGCTGTTCAAGAATTTCGCTGACAAAAACGGTGATTTGTTCTTAATCGACCAGTACCTGATCTACTATCTGGCTAAAGCGAAGTGGCTGGAGGTCAAGGGCTTTGATTCAGCCGCTGCCATGCGTGATTTCCAGGTGTCGTTTGAGCAACGGTTCACACAGGACCAGGGTGCTCCGGTGCTCAGCCTGATTAATCGCACTGGCTACCGATACCTGGATTACTGGAACATACCGGACACGAACTACGGGGTCTAATGCCACTTCAACCGATACCGAAACAGAACGTAGGCGTTGGCATGAGGTCGGCGCAGACCAATGTCGTCCAGCGAGTGACCCAAGCTGCCCCCACGAATGGGTTGGTATCGCAGAAGCCCCTTGCGAATATGTCACCTGCCGATGCCCTCCAACTGCGCAACTTCTGGGTGAAGCCATACGGACTAGAGCTCCGTCCAGGCTACCGTATACATCAAAACAAGCTTAATGACCCCGTAAATACACTTATGAGCTACGAAGCTCTGGTGCCGGGAGATAACAAGCTGTTCGCAGTGACGTTTGAGGGTATCACTGACGTGACCGATAGGCAGGATAACCCTATTCAGCCCGTACGTGATGTCACGTTTAGTGCGCAGGTTCCTGGTATCACTGACCAGTGGTCGTGGGTACAGTTCTCAACGGCAGGCGATAACTTCCTGTGTGCTGTCAATGAATTCAATGGATACTACACGTATTCTACGAGCACCGGCTGGGTTCAGCATATAGCGGGTGTAGGAGTCGGTGAGATAGATGGCACTGACCCCACCAAGTGGGATTATGTAATGTCCTGGAAACGGAGGCTGTGGTTTATTGATCGCAATAGCACGAAGGCGTGGTACCTCCCTGTTGACCAGATTGCTGGCGAGGTGCAAGAGTTTGATTTCGGTGCCTACATTCGTCAGGGCGGCACCCTCCAGCAGCTTGTATCCTGGACTCGTGATGGTGGCGACGGCCTTGATGACTTCCTTATCGTTATTGGTTCGCAAGGTGACGTCATTTCTTACCAGGGCACAGACCCGGAGAATGCTGACACATTCGCTATGGTGGGCATCTGGGACGTTGGGCGTGTACCTACTGGTCGTAGAATTGCCATGAAATCAGGTGGTGACGTTCAAGTCTTATGTGAGACTGGCGTTATTCCACTAAGCGAGCTGTTTACCGGAGCATTGAAGATTGGCTCTAGTGAGTCAATGGGGTATAATATTCAGACTATCCTGGCTCGTAAGTTAAGCGAGAATTTAGACGAGCCACAATGGGAAATTCTGTACTACCCACGTGAAGAGCAACTGATGATTAAGGAGCCGGTCACCATTAACGAGCGAGCAGCTCGTATATGGACGGCCAGTGTTCACAATAATGCTTGGTCACAGTTGGTCAATCTGCCTGTTCAGACTATGGTAGTCTTTGAAAGCACCATGTATGCTGGTGATCAAGACGGCAACGTCTACGAATTGTTCATTGGCAACAGCGATAACGTGGGCTTTGATGGTCTACCCAATGAAGACCTCATTGGCCGAATGCAGACAGGCTTCAGCAACTATGACGTGCCTGAGCTCAAGCGATGCCAGCTTGTTCAGCCTGTATTCCAGGGCAGTTCCGCCCCTGGTGTTCAGATAAAGATGTACACTGAGTGGGACTTTGATAACCTACAGGGGTCTCCTGCATTCTTTGCTCCTAACGAGGGAGCTATGTGGGATGTGGACTTCTGGGACCAAGCCTTCTGGTCTGGTTCAGGCAATACCTATGAGGCTTGGGCAGGGTCGGGATGCCTTGGTAGGTTCCTGTCTCTGTACATGACAGTTCGTGGTCCGGCACGTCTAGTATTCACACACTGGACGCTGTCGTTTGAGATAGGAGGCCTGATGTGATTGTCACTAACGGCACTCCCTTCTTGCACAAGTGGCTCAATGAACGAGTCAGTGTGTCATACTCTACAGACTTCCGTGCAATAGGTTGGGCTGAGTATGGTGTGTTGAAGGCCGTCGTAGGGTATACTGACGCCAATGGGAAGACAGCACAGATACACGTAGCCGCAGAAGGTAAGAACTGGATGCGCCGTGAGTTCTTGTGGTACACTTTCTACTACCCCTTTGTTCAGCTTGAGCTGAACTGGCTGATTGGAGTGGTCAACGCGAATAACGCCACCGCCCTCAAGATGGACACTAACATAGGGTTCAAAGAGTTCTGCCGTATACCAGACGGCTACGCTGATGGGGAAGATCTTATTATGCTGCGCCTCCACCGGGAAAGTCCCCGAGTGCAGAGATGGCTCAGCTTAGGAGAACGATATGGGAAAGGCGTCACCGCCGCCACCGCCTGATTACGCGGGAGCAGCAGAGGCAACTGCTGAATCTAGCAGAATAGCTACGAATCAGCAAATGTACTTCAACCGTCCGGAGGTTCAAACTCCGTTCGGAAGTGAGTCGTGGAGTTACAGCCCTGTCACTGACCCTGTAACGGGCGAACAGTACACTACCGCTCAGCAGACTACTACTCTTGCACCAGAGGCACAGGAGGCACTGAGTAGTCAGCTCCGTATACAGTCGGCTCGCAGCGGCTTTGCTGAGGATATGATCGGCCGTGTGGAAGGCGGGTATACAGAAGACCCAAACTTTGACCAGTTCGGGGAGTACACTGGTGCTGCGACTGACGCCAATCAAATACGAGAAGACGCGTTTGGTCGTATGCAGAGTCTGTATGCCCCTCAGCGTGAACAAGACCGCAGCAGGCTGGAGACTCAGCTTAGCAACCAGGGCATCCAGCGAGGTACGAGTGCGTGGGATAACGCCATGCGTTCCATGGGCGATAACGAGATGCGCCAGGACTTGCAGATGATGCAAGGGTCCATGGGCGAGGCTCAGGCCATGCAAGGTATGGACCAGAGTGCTGCCAATTACGCGAACAACCTGCGCCAGATGCAGATAGCCGAGATGCTTCAGCAACGCCAGACGCCGCTCAATGAGCTGAATGCTCTGCTTACTGGGCAGCAAGTCAGCGCTCCTCAGATGCCTGGGTTCCAGGCGGCTGGTCGTGCAGAGACTACGGACTACAGTGGTGCCATGAAGAACCAGACCGACTACGAAATGGACATCTTTAACGCTGAGCAGGCCAGCAAGGACGCCCTCATGTCTGGTGCCATGAACATGGGCAGTAGCATGATGATGTGCGATCTGCGTGTTAAGCGCAATCTGGAGCACATAGGCTACTACGAAGATGATATCCCGCAGTACGCCTTCCAGTACCTATGGTCTGACGAGTGGTTTGTCGGCCCCATCGCTCAGGAAGTGGAGCAGGTACACCCAGAACTTGTGTTTGATCACAATGGTATCAAGCACGTAGACATGAGAGGACTCGGCCATGCCGCAAATTGACCCAAGAATGTTAGCTCAGGCCCAGGCCCTCAGGGGACCGCAGGGCGGGAACCCCTATATGCCGAATGCAAATCCTGCATCTATAGGGGCGACACCTCCTATGGCTCCGGCACAACCTGTCGCCCCTCAGGGTCCACCTCCTCAGAGTGGCCTTGGCCTCCCTGGGCAGGGCGGGATAAACGCAGGCATCCCTACGCAGCTTCAGCCAGGAGCGTCTAACCTCGTGGCAGGTATGCCTCAGGCACAGGAACGCTTCAGCCAAGGCCAACGTCAGGGAGTACAGGCTGATACACTGAGGCAGAGTGCTTCAGATCCAGCTATGGGCAAGATGGTCGGCAACGTGTATGTTCCTGCCTCTATAACTCAGCACGGTGCTAAGCTCATGGAAGCTTATGTTGTCCGCCAAAAAGAGAAGGAACAGAAGGAAGAGCGCAGGGGTGCCAGTGAGGAAATGTCCATGCTGCGGTCTGGCTTCCTGGAGTCTTTGAAAGGAGGCGCTGGTAGCGACGAGGACGAAATCTAATGGCTGGACTAAATAAAAGCGAAATGGCGCAAATCGATGCGATGGCTGCGGCTGCGGGGAAGCCAAACATCAACTTGATGGCAGGCATGATTGCCGGCGACCCTCAAGCAGCCAACATGTCCTCACAGTTGCAGGCTCAAGCATCCCGTGCTGGTGCTCAGAGGGTGTCTGGTCTGCAGAGCGCACTCCAGGCTAAGGCCCAGAGTCGTGACGTGGGTGCGCGTCAGACTACCCTCCAGTCTGCTCGGGTCAAATCCCAGCGAGATGCTGCTAATCTTGCACGTCAGCAGGCAGAGTCTGACTATACCCGGGATCGTAAAGATGAGGTCACCGACCTGGAATTCAAACGCCAGCAGGCTATGGACTTAGCCGAGCTTCGTAATCAGCGGATGACGGCGCAAGGTGACAGAGAAAAGGCTCGCTTGAATAGACAGGAGCGTCGGTTCCGTATGACGCACCACAAGACTCAGCAGCCGAAGGACCTTGGTCCTACTCTTTCTAAATCACTTCACGAAAAGGCCACGACAATCCGTCATATGGATGACTCGCTGACTACCTTTAGGGATGACTTTGCTGCTGATATCGGTATCATTGGCAGAGGCCAGAACATTATATCCGGTGAGTTTGGCATCTCCACTTCCAAGGCAATGGATGATCAAGCGGCATGGTGGCGTGATTACAAACGCTTCATCGAGCTAGTGGAGCGGCACGAATTCTTCGGTGCTACGCTGACCAAGGGTGAGAACATTTCTTGGAAGCAGGCTGAAATTCAAGCTGGTATGAAGCCTGCTGAGATTCGTAAGAATCTTAAGAAGCGTGGGCGAATGATGAAGGATCTTCTTGAAGAGTATGCCGAGGGCATCACCATATCCAAGAAAAACTTCAACGCCGTTAACGCTCTGGTTGGGGGCTCTCTTCCCGGCTTTAATGTACCAAAAGAATTGTATATTGAACCCTTCCCCGAACATATTCTAGAAGGTCAGGCGGGAGTCGATGAGAAGGACATCGACGAAATGACCATGGAAGAAATGCAAGAAGAAGTTAACAGGTTGAAGGAGGCCGGAGGTGGGTAGGCTAGAAGACTTACAGGCCGCACTCCAGCGGAAGCAGCTTGCTGCTGAGCTCGAGGGGCTTCGTAGTGGTCGGCAGGCTACGCCTACCGCGACCCCCCCTGTTGGAGCGCCTAGCGGTCCAGGGATGGCTCCTCAGAGGCCTTCCCCTGCTGCCCTGTCAGGCCCGCGCCCCCCCGACAACCAGTTCCCTGTGACAGTCGGCCGAGCAGCCATGCCGCAGACTATGAATAAGCTTATAGAGGAGCGGGGCACTCCTTCACTTTATCGCGCCGCTGAACATGCTATGGGTGTGCCTGAAGCTGAACGTACAGGTGGGTTTGAAAAAGATTCTTACGGTGCTCGTGCTGATGCTCTTATAGGTAAGGGTGTCGCTGACTTAGGTCACGGTATCAAGCAGCTCACTGTCGGCCTAGACGAAGGTGACGAAGCTGATGTGCAAGCGTGGCGTGATCTCAGTGCAGGCGCAGGCATGGGCGAAGGCGAGGGTAGTTTTATCAATGCTGGTACGCTTGGAGATATCGCCGGCAACGTGGGAGCCTTGGCTGTTCCTCTAGGAGCGGCGGAGCAAGCCATCACGAAGGGCTTGACCGCCCTCCCCAAGTGGGCATCTAAAATCGGTGCTGCTATGGGAGTCGGTGGTGCTGAAGGCTTTGCCCAGCCTGTTCTAGAGGATGACTTCTTTGGCCGAGGAGCTAATACTGCTATCGGTGCGGCTCTACCCGGTGCGTTGAGCGGAACTATACAGGCCGGTCGTAAGGTAATCACTCAGCCCTTCAAGATGAGTAGAGCAGCCGAGTCACTGGAGGCTGAGGGCGCGCAGCTTACTCTAGGCCAAGGTGTTGATGAAGCCGGTATTGTGGGCAGACTGGCTAAGAACATAGAAGACAATCTGGAGGGGGTTCTACCTGGGATAGCGGGTGGTCGTAAGCGTGCTGAAAAAGAGGTAGCGGACATCCTTGCTCAGCGAGCTGTTCCACCAGGAGCACCTGCTCCTCAGCAGGCTGTGGGGTCTTCTGAATATTTCATGGAAATGGACGGCATCTTTGACACTTCATACAAACAGGTGCTGGATACCATTGATGGTAGGATTGACGTGCTGCCCATGATGAACGCCGTCACTGATGCCATAGATTCAAAAGGCATGATGGTCAACCCCTCTGTTAAGAGGTCGATGCAGCGGCAGATGTCTTCTATGCTGGACGAGGCTGGCGGAGCGGCAGGGCTGAGTGTGCAGAACGCACGTAAGTTCCAGGAGAGGATTCGTAAGCAGCTCAGTAAACTCGCCTCTGTGGAAAACGCTACTGAGAATACTACAGGTGGAATTGAGATACTGGTCAGCATCAACGAGGCAATCACTGACATCTTTGCTGACAGGCTAGGCCCGGAAATGGCAGAACAACTGAAACAGGTTGACCTCGCCTATGCTAACAAGATGCTCCTGGAAACTGCGGCAGGATTCAAACGTGCTGATCCACAACATATTTCAGTGCCAGCTTTAGAACGTGCAATGAGAGCACGAACAGGCAGGGGCAGGCGAGTACGTGGTAAGGGTCTTGGGCAGGATATCATAGACCCTGCGTTCGAAACTATGGGAGCACCGAAAGCTCCTCGTTGGGCGCGAGCATTATCAGGGGTAGGAGCCACGGTCGCAGCAGGAGTCGCTCCTATGGTAGCAGCGGTACCTCTTGGAGCTACCATGATAGGTACTCGCAGGGCTGGAGCCAAAGGTTTGTTCGGTCTGTATGCCCCACAGAGGCAACTTAAACGAGCAATGGAACAAGTGGTTGAGCCGAAGATAGGCACGGCAACTGCGACGATACACAGTAACGAGGATTAGTCATGCCACGCAACGCAGCAGGTCAGTATATTCTGCCAGTAGGGAATCCGGTAATAACGGACACCCTCATTGAGTCTGATGGCTGGGCTAACCCCACCATGGAGGACCTGGGTGCAGAAATAGAGGATTCCCTTAGTCGTGATGGCAAGGGGTCCATGAGAGCAGCCCTTGGTATCGTCGACGGCTCCCAAGCCAATCCAGGACTGCGGTTTATCGGTGAAACAGGCAGCGGTCTTTACCGCAACAGTGATGGTGAGTGGTGGCTTACGGTCAAGGGTGTCGGCAAGATACAGATTACTGAGTCTGCTGGCATAATGCTGGCAGATGCAGTCACTGTGAATGGTGACCACACGGTCAATGGAACAGGCACCTACAATGGACAGCTTCAGATTATCGGTCAAGAGGATATTGTTCAGCTAATTATCACAGCCGATGCTGGACAGACTGAAAATCTAACGGAGTGGTGGACTGCTGGCGGGGAGGTTCTTGCCTACATCACTGAAAATGGTAACTTGGCTATCCTTGGTACTGCTCCTGACATAGATGCTCAGCGATTGTTCATGGAGAACTCAGAGTTTATATCTAAGTTCACCAAGTTTACCGATGATGACACCGGCAGTTTTGTTGATGTTCAACACGATATCATCAGCACCGTACCTGATCCTGATTACTTTGCTCGCTGGCGTTTCGGCCGTGATACCATCGTTGATGAACTCAGGGTGGAGGTATTGCAAGGCGACGGCAGTGAGGTATCTGCCTTCGATGTAGATACCTCTACCGCTAACAACTTCACCACAGTTGGCAGTCGTCGACGTACTGGTGGTCAGACAGAAAACATGCACGAGTGGCGGGATGAAGCTGGTGCAGTCATGGCCGCTATTGACAAGGATGGCAACTTCATCGGTGGACCAGGAGGTACCGGAGAGGGTGGACAGACTCCCGACAACACCGGCAATGTTCCGGTCGGTGCCATCATGCAATGGCCCCTCGCCCCTCCGTTAGCTGGAGTGGAGTGGTTAGTTTGTGATGGTACTAGCCATCTTGTTGCCGACTTTCCCGACCTCCATGCTTATCTGGGATACAGCTATGGTGGAGCAGGACTCAACTTTAACGTACCTGACTATCGTGGTAACTTCCTACGTACTCAGGACCAGGGCGCAGGCGTAGATCCACAAGCAGGCATTCGTACTGACCGAGGCGACGGCACTACGGGTGATAACCCTGGTACGAGACAGGCTGAAGATGTTCTTGCTAGTGCTATCGGCGCCCATACTCATTTATACTTGGGGGTCGTGGGAGGTGGAGGGTTGTCTGGTGGTGGAGGTTTCAACGGAGTAATGAAACCTACTGGTCCAGCAGTCGGCGGTGGCACTGGAATTGAGACGCGCCCCGTCAACGTCTACACAGTGACAGCAATCAAGGCAGTCTAATGGCTAGAGAAGAAGATGACCTAGACTGGGAGTGGTTCAATGAACGCTACAATGAGCGGTATCCAGAGACAGGTGTGCAGTTCAACCCTGATTCAATAAACTATGATATGGGAGATGCTTCTGCTGGTCGTGCGGCATACAGAAATGCTGGGCAATGGGGTGATCCTGAGTACCCTTGGAGGGAACAAAGGCCCCGCGCTGAGTATGGAGCGGAGTTAAGGAGACAGCAGAAGCTGGCTGACGAACTTCGTACCGGCATCGATGCCTATCTTCCGGGAGGAGGGTTTGCAACTGAGGAAAACACTAGGTGAAGTGGAACGGCACGGCCTCAGCTATCACTGCCATAGCTGGAATCGTGGCGCTGGCATTCGGCGCATGGTTCACTGTCACAGGGGCCATTGCCGGCGAAGCAGAGAAACTCAACACGCGCATAGATAGTGTCCAGCTTCAAGCTCAGGTAGAGGACGTTGACTTTGCTATCTACCAAGTCACACACAAGATGGATGTTATAGAGGGGCGTATTCTCAATGGGGAGGGATACGCCAACGACGCCACCATATTGAAACAACTGCAACGTCAACTTGATGTTCTGTTACGCCGTCAGAACTTGGTACTCCAAAGAATTGAAAGTACGCTTAAATAGATTCCTGCAGAATAACGAGTGCAGCCTCGGCGCCCTCGTAGCAGAGGGCTTCCGTGCCTATACGATGGAGCCTCCCTGGAAAAACAACAAGCCTAATGAGTCTTGCATACCACCTGGAGAATACGAGTGCTTTTGGCATCGTTCCCCTAAGTACGGTTGGGTCTACCTCGTATCTGGCGTGCCCAAACGAAGCCATATACTTATTCATCCCGGCAACATCCCCAGACATACCAGGGGGTGCCTCTTGCCCGGGAATAAAGTGGGAGCTCTGTCTGGTTTCACCGCTGTTCTAAACAGTCGCACGACAACCCGCAAGTTCTTTAAACATCTAGGAAAGCAACCGTTCTTATTGGAGGTGGCGTAGTGGATATCATACTAGGGTTACTGACAGGCGGAGCCACTGGTTTGATTGGTACTGTCATTAGCGGTGGTCTGAAATACTTCAACATGAAGCAGGAGCAAAGCCATGAACTCAAGGTCATGGACATGGAACTCAGGCACATGGATAAGGAAGCCGAAGTTGCTCTCGCTATCGAAGAGAAAAAGCAGGAGGGGAAGGAGGCAGAGGCAGCGTGGCGTGGTCTGGAAGCCAGCTATCGAGAAGCAGGCCAACGGTGGAGCACCGGGGACAGCGGTTGGATAGTCGCCGTAGATGTGGTGCGTGGGCTGATGCGCCCCCTCTTGACCCTGGCATTGGTCGTGTTGATGGGGGTTATTTACTTCACACTCGGGCCTGACAAGCCCACCATGCAAGAGCAGATAGTCGCCACCGTTTTATATCTAGCGACGTCCGCTGTCCTGTGGTGGTTCGGTAGCCGCATGGCTGATGGCAAAAAGAAGTAAAACGACGCCCTGTACGCCCCCCTGAGCGTTCTTCGGGGGGGTACCAGGGGCATAGGTAGGGGTGCTAAGTGTGAACGGCACAGGCTGTCTGAGTAAATTCCCCAATTAAAACAAAGGGTTACAGGCGTAGACTACGCAGAAGGTAGTCTTCTGCATAGTATTCTATTATTGCTGCTTCTAACTCCGGAGTGCGGTGCTGCTCAAACCTATCCTCCCATGCGGCGTTCCTCCACGGCAAAGGATAGGGCAGGCCGAGTTTCCTGGTGAACTTTTCCATGCCATCCTCGGCACTTAGATCTCCATAAATGTCAGGGCGCACGCCTTCTAAGAACCATGACTGTCTAGCAAAGTGCCCATCTTCCATACCTATGCACTCCATAGGGTGTGGGACATTGTTGATGTTTGCATCTGTCAACCAGCCTGAAAAGTTGTACGCTGACTTGAACTTTTCTATGGGGTCACGCAGCATAGTCACCACAGTCAGATCTAATAGCTCCGGGTTTGTTTTGAAGTTTGCGTGGTGTGCTCCACGTTCTACCAATGCGTGAGCTAAAGACATGGAAGCACACTTAGGTATGAAAATAAAACAGAACGCATAATTCACCACGCACGGTCCTTGTATAGTATTCATGGAGTAGTGAGGCGCTCGCTTACTTTGGACTCGCTGGTACGCCCGTTGACGTACTCAACATCCACGACGTCACCAGTCTCCAGAGCATCCCAGTGTTCGATGATATGCTTGTGAGCTTCGGGCAGGGTGGTCGCCCCACCGGGCCATTCGTAAGGGTCGCAGCATGAGTGCCCGCTACCTCCCGCAAGGTTAATCATTTGTATGTACTGTCGTTGACTCATATAATCAACACCGTATCCAGCACGAGCAAGAAGGTAGCGTTCTTCCTCAGTAGTGGAGGTCAGGCGTATGCACATGACGGGCATGAACGTGCCTTCGTCTCTTATTTCGAACAGTTTTACTTCCACGTTTTCTTTCTCCACTTAACGTACCACAGAATTATATCTGTGGCGAACATCATGCAGACACCGGCGGCAAGGAGTATTCCTCCGGCATACATAGACCAGATAAGCTCCAACCACGTCCCTGTTAATATGAAAAGTGCCCCAACCGTCCCGGATAACCACGCGTGACGGTTAAGAAATACCCCGTGATCTAGTAGGTCAGATAATTTTTGTCGTTGCCATTCTTTCATAATATAAGCCGGATGAGCATGTCAACGGGTCCGGCAACTCCGCCACAGAGGTAGGACGCTTGTGGCGTCCCTTCGCCCATGCCCTAGGACGAATGCTTACGAGTACCAGAACCTGCCGGGGTCATTGACCACGGTGCTTGGGTCCTCGTGTCTGTTGAATCTACGGTTTTCCTTTCCGCCTACTAGGGGGATGCACTCCACCTCACGCGTCATGCGCTCAGCCATACCCTTCCAGTAGGCGGCTTCCTGCTTCGCGCCGTAGAGTCGGCCAGCGTGGGCAACCCTTTCGTGAAGGGCCTTACGAGCAGCCGTAAGAGAGCTCTGGTATTGGGTGTGCTGGTAGATCCCAGTCACTGCGCTGGAGACTACCAGCGTCATCACTATAATAGTTTTCATAAGTCACCTCTGTGTTAGTCTTGGTCAACATATCCTTTGCCTCGTGGCACCCCACTATCGGGGTTCATGTACCTGTTCATAGCATTCACACTTTCCAGGGCATCCCTGGCTTCAGCATGTTCCTGCGCCAGCACGTCCCCTGTCTTTTCTACAGGTATTTCTGTGTGCTGTTCGAGCTCATGCTCAATTAGTTTGTCAATGAAATGCTTCGCCTTACGCAGGTCTTCCACCCCATTCTTCTTACGCCAGCGCATCATATATTTGATAACCTGGGCTTCCATGTACGGGATGTCGTGCATTAGGACGAAGTCCCAATGCTCAATGCGCTCCCCTTTATAGTGAGCGCCGCCTTCTTGTTTGTCGTTAGCTGCCATTCTGCCTCCGTGTTAACCATGTGACGCAAGCGTGCCTCCAATCAGGAGCATCGATGTAGTTTGCCAAGTCAATTGCTATTGGCAGATCTCTTTCCTTATATGCCTGGAAGCTTTGCCACATAGGGTATGCTACACCAGATAAAAAAGAAGAGCCAGTATTATCGTGCGGCTTGTCTAGCCACCCCTTCAGCTCGTCATCAAAGACAGCGTAGTCTCCTTGGAATAAGAGGGGGCCGGGGGATATAGCCTCCCCTAGATAGTGGTTGATTGACCGCGGGTTCCCCCACAATTCTTCAAACCGGGGCATTCCTGGATAAACGTGGAAGTTATTACTGAATTGATATAATTTACCGACTAGCTTTCTTAGCGAACAGGCTATATACTCCTGCAGAAAACTAAAGTGAACGACATTGGCCCCATAGCATCCCCAGATGGCATCGTTGCTCCGACACGTGATAGTCAGGTCTACGTAGTCTTGTCGAATGTTTACATACAACTGAGTGTTGCATGGTAGATCTTTAGAGTCTGTTCCCAAGTCCACGAGAGGGTCCCACATAGTGATGACCGCTCTCCTACTATCTGGGTGCTCCTCTAACAGATGTACGACCTTGTGTACTTGGTCTTCGTTCCAATGCTGACGCCATCTGTACCCGTATGCTCCTTGTAGAGTTTCACCGTCATCACTAAACTCACGCATACGGGGGAGCAGATACTCCACGTACTCTAGATCTCTGCGTCCCGCCAGCATCCACATAGACTCAAAGAAATGGAAGAAAGGGTTGGCATCACGTTGTTCAGAAAACAGTACACGTTCACGGGGATTATGATAAACATTAACCACGGGATAAGGAGATACAATGACCTGACCATTTCTACTATCCTGTACCTCCCCTGATATCTTTAGCCACCACAGACCATCCCCGTAGTTTTCGTTGACGTTTAACCTGCTAATCGTGTGGACTGACATTGTCTACGAACTCCAGTTTGTACACGAGGGCGAACCGCTCAGCACTA